CCTACGACTACAGATATTAATCCTGATTGCTCCATAGTTGGATTTTCTAATCCCATAAACCAAAACGTAGTATAGTATAATAAATACATATACACAGTTAAAAATGCTCTTGGAATCAATCTCCAACTATCTACAGTCTGAGCAATAAATATCCATTTCTGATATGGGTTGACCATAGTCTCATCTTCTAATTCCCTAATACGGTCTTTAAGTTCTGACTTTTCTTGTAGTAAAGCCATGAATTTATTAAGGTCCATTTCGACCTCGTTTCTATCCATGTCTCCACTAAAGCCACCCATACCTATATTGTTATTCATTTATACCTCTATTATTTTTTAACTAAACTACCACCAAAGTACATGCCAATAATAGCTGATACAAGGTTAGTATCTAATTGTGTAATAACTAATCCATTAAATGAAACCCATTCAAATATTTCTTGTCCATCAGTAAAAAATAAAAATCCGGGCTTCCAATTCGTATACCCAACGGTTACTAAAATTTCAGGATAAAATAAAGGTACAAGCTTTGGAAGTAATACAATAGAAAAAATTGCTGTCAATGCTATGATTCTTCTTGTAAATTGAAATCCTTTGTTGTCATAATTTCTTGCATCTGATATCGCAACATTTTGAACTTCAGTTCTAGCAATCAGCATTTTCTGTTCTTCTTGTTTAGCCTTCATACGTTGAGACCATAAACTAAGCAATCCACTTAGTAATGTGGAACCAAGCATTGTAATTATTTCAAAAGGAAAACCCATATCAATCCAAAGTTAAAGTTGATTCTAGTAAATCGTTTACAGCATCAAGAAGATACTCTGGTACATCGGCACCAAGTATATCATCTTCGTTGTATGCAATCATATAAGACTCTATAAGGTCTTCATACAGCGGTCTAAAGTCTTCTCGTTGTACCCAAGGTTCATTACATCGAGTACGAGCTTTACAATCTATACGATAAGCTTTGTCTAATTGTTTCTCTGTGTAAAGTAACATTATATTTGGTCCAGAACAACTTGTTGTAGTTCAATACTACGCCTACCTACTTGTGTAAACCAACGACTGTCTTGCATTTGAGCTGACATTTCTTTCCAGTTGTGTTCTCTACAAGCCTGTAGCATCTTGCGAAACTTTGAAAGCTTTGTACCACCTAAGTTAAAACACATGTTGACTAACACATGCTGTATCTTTTCAGGTAGTTTATAAAATTCTTCTTTATCACCAAACACATGTATAGCTTCTGCATAGTGTCTATCAAAGTCTATAGAAAAATATTTATCTACAACTGCTTGAATAACAGGAGTACCTACTTCCCAATCATATTCGAGTTCATGGGGTTGACATAGATGACCAACTCCTAGAGTCTTATAGCCTAAACTATCCATATAAATCTCTAGGACTTCGCCCTCATGTCGTTTGATTTCAGCCTTACATTGTTCTATGTTCATTTTAATCCTAATCCTTTTAACTGACCTTCTAATGCTCTATCTTCTACATCTTGAACAGACTCTGATGTAGCGTTAAAAGGTTCTTTAGTAACTCTACTTATCATTTCATCTGGTTCATCTTTAACATTTGGTACGTTTAAAACTATACCACCTCTTGAGTAACTACCTAAACCTGCTGTTGATTTTGTTGCTGGTGAAGAACCTCTAGCTGCACTTCGTAATGCTTTTTTAGTTCCTTCTCCTAACACTAAATCTAAAGCGGAATATCCGGGCACGTTTGTAACTAAAATTTCAGGTATATTTTTTCTATATAAAATACCATCAATAGCATCTTGAGGTAAAGGACCAGCAAAAGCTTTAAGTGTTGCTGTGTAAGCTCCTACATTTCTATCATATTCATTTGACCATCTAGATTGATAATCAAACGGACCAAACCCACCCCATCTTCTAACTGATTCAGCTATTAATTGACCGTTGTCTTTCGCTAAACCTGTTTCATAGTCTTTTAAGTTTTCACCATTACTTCTAATTGTATTACCAATATGTGCTACAGCACTCATAAGTAAAACCGTAGGAAGTACTTTAGGTATACTTTGCATTGGGCTGTTGACAGCTTCATTTGAAAATCTTTTTAAGATTGTATTGTTAAAGACTGTTGGATATCCAGCAAACTGTACTAACAACTGAGCAGCAGGAGTAGAGAACCATAAAGGTCTATTAGCTTCTGCAGTACTTGGGTTTAAAATAATTTCTTTTGTAAACCTATTAGCCCCTGATGTGTAAGCATCTTCATAAAAGTCTTGAGCTTTTGCTAAAGCATCATCAAACTTACCATTCTTTAATGATCCTCGATACCAAGCAACAGCTTCATCTGCATCAATTCCTAGATCATTAAGTTGTTGAGTTAAGTATTTTGCATTACTTTGACTTAAACCACCCTCAGATAAACGTTGAGCATTTGTTTTAATTAATCTTTTACCAGTTGTAAAAGCTGCTAACTGTACAGCTTTAGTCCACTGAGTTAATAAGTTAACTTTAAAGAAAGCAGCTTGTCCTCTTTTAGCCCACTTACCATACATACCTTCACCGGCTAGACCTTCAATTCTTTCTTGAACTGCTTGTTCTAAAGCCAATCCAGTTTTATATAGTTCTCCCCAGACATCATCATCAACAGTTTTAAAAATAGACTCTCCTTCTTTTTGGACACCAATATCTTTAATTTCTTTTGTTTTTTTACCAAAGATTCCTCGTTGAATACCTTTAATACTTCTATCAAGAACACTGTTACCTTCTTTAACAATTGAACTTGCAATATCCTTTATAACTGCAGGTGAATCTTTTAAACCTGCACGACTTAAAAGTAAAAGAGGTTCAGTTACGCTTGATAATGTAGCAAAAGGTAAGTGAGCCATTTGCTGAGATAATTTACCCCAGTCAGCCATGCTTCTAGCCCAGCCTTCTTTCTTCAAAAAAGAACCAGCATCTGTTTCTATACCTGTAACTCTACCATGTGTTCTTCTTGCTTGTTTAGCAATTTTATCAGCATCACTTTTAGACATACCAGATTCTACTAGCTCTTTTATCATAGGTTTGATAGTATTATCTTCAAATTCTTTTAAAGTTTTACCAAAATATTTTGCTCTTGCAATAGCTTGACCAGTATTAGTAAAATAAGTTTCTAATATTTGTTGAACATCATCTTCTAAAAACTCAGCTAAATCTTCATCTTTAATATTTCTAAATCTTCTTTCTTGTAAAAAACCTGTAGCGTTAGCACGTTGTCCTTTCTGACGTAACTCAAACGGTGTCCATCTATATTCTAACATGTCGTCTACTATTTGTGTAGCTTTTAATGTTTGAGCTTCTAATAGTTGTTCGGGTGTAGCATCTTTAAGTAATCCACTTTCAACTCCAGCATCTTCAAGAAAATTTCTACCAAAAACTTTTTGATCAACACTTTTAGCATCTTTCAAGACACCTTTCCTAACTTCATCTGTTAACTCATCAATAAACTGTTCAGTTGGTAATTCATTTATAGGATCAGCGTGTCCTGATCTAACTAAAAGACCTATCATTTTATCTTTTTTCTTTTCTAAAACTTCATATTTAAAAAGTCTTGGAAAATAACCTTTAGTAAATTTAACAAAAGGTCCAAATAAACCTACTTGAGCTGCATCTTTAAAAGCTGTATCTAGAGTTTCACGAACTCCTTTATACGCTTGTATAACTGCAGGATCAATTTGACCTTTTAAACTATCTATATTATCAATATCTAAAGTATCGTCTCTTAATAATTTAGCAAGAGTATCGTTTTGTTTTTTATCTAACCTAGCTCTCCAGCCTGTACGGTATAAAACATTTAAACTTTTAGATAAAGCATATTGATACTTACCTATGGTTTCTCCCATAAACAACCCAAAAGATTTTTCTTTAACTCCTTTCTCACCTTGACTTGTTAAAGTTGTATCGTAGTCATACCTTAATTTTTTTAAAAATTCTTTAAGTGTTGGAGATTTATCAACATAAGAATTAAACCATGTTGTAGGTTTACCTAGAGTATTAGCTATAACTTTATTTAAAGTTGGACCACTAGCAGACAAACCTAAATCAATTCTAGAATCTTCAACAACTTCGTTTCTAGTTTGTGATGAAGCTACGTTATCAATTAAGTTTTCATTGGTATGCTTAAACTCTTTAGTTAAATACCTATTACCATATAAACCTAATCCACCACCAATAGCACCACCAGCTATACCACCAACCAAACCACCTGTAACTGTCATACCAGCAATAGAGCCTAAATCATATTCATCTCTAATACCAAGATCAACATCAATGTCTTGTAAAAAATATTCATGTGGACCAGCCCAAGCCATACCTTCAGCAGCACCATAAAGTGCAGTTCTTTTAGCAGCTCTTACAGCTTTAGCTTGTTTTAAAGCTGCTCTTTTTGACAATTGAGAAGCTGTAAGTTTTTTAACACCTGTTTGTGCTGCAGTTCCTAAAGCCCCACGTGTAGCTAAACTTCCACCACCTGTAGGTATTGCAAATAATCCTGCAAGAATATTTAACGGATCAGTTAGTATATCAACAGACATATCTTTAACTAAATTAAAACGTTCTTTAAAACCTTTTAAGTTAGCATTATTAAATTTATCACGTAGATAAATATAGTCTTGTTTTTCTTGTTCTGTCCAATCACCTACTTCAGTAGACCTTACAAACGCAGAGCTTAAACTAAAATTTTCATCCCGTAAGTATTCAAAAATATTTTCATTTCTACC